CCGCGGTATCAACGAGTACACCGAACTGGTTTGGTCCCTAGAAACCCATGCTGACAAACGCGAGGAGATTGCAGAACGCTACATCGACCCGAGAAGCGCAGGCACGGAGGCTACGACGAAGGAGGGTGGCATCACGCTGCTTGACCTGCTTATGGACGCTTCTGAACCGCTGTATTTTCAACCTGCCGCAAGTGTTTCAGTGGATGAACGTGTTTTGATTATCAACGATCTTTTGTGTTTCAATCGTGAAGCGGATATTGACATCAAAACAAATTATCCGCGGTTAATGGTGCATGAAAGCTGTCAGAACTTGATTTACTCTCTCAGGGAGTGGACCGGACACGACGGCCAGAAGGGGGCCTGCAAAGATCCGATTGACGCTTTGGGCTACCTTGTGGTAATGCAACCTCGCCACGTTTCGTCCTTAACTTCCAAAGAGTGGCAAAAGTTTAATAAGTGCGGCAGTTATTAAAGTTATGCTCAACACCAACACGGACGTTTTAGCCATTGCGTCAAAGAACCCACATGTTGGGGAGCTCTTGAGCGAATACAACCGGGCGATGATCAACTCCTCCCAAGGGAACCTGATCACCAAGTTCGACAACATCCGGTTCTGCCGGTGGCCCGGGCAGACTGACGACGGCAAAAAGCACTCTGAGAACCGCTCCGAGGGAGACCCGGCCTGGCCCTTCGAGGGTGCCTCCGATGTCCGCACCCGGTTGATCGACGCTACCTGCAACGAGTTGACCACCTTGCTTGTCGGGGCCTTTCAGAAGGCTGAGCTCCGGGCCAACGGGAACGAGTTGTCCGACATGCCGGTCTCCCAGATTGGGACGACTCTTCTTCGCTGGATCCGGGACTGCAAGATGCCCCAGCAACTCTACAAGGAGGCCACTCTGGCGGCTCAGTATGCCCTTCAGTACGGCTGGAGTGCGTTCTTCGTAGGCTGGCAGCAGAACATCAGCAAGAGGTCCCAGTCCATCACCATGGACCAGGTCATCGCTCTGGCCCAGCAATCCGGCAGTCCGGTGCTGATGGAGCTTCCGCAGCTCATAACAGGCGCCCCCGAGCAGGCCGCGGAGATCATGCAGACTGCCCTGCCCACGTTGAAGGTTAGTGACGCCAAGCGGATGGTGCGCGAGTTGGCAGCCACCGGCGTGACCTCGATGGATGAGGAGTACGTCAGCAAGAATCTGCCCGAGATTGTGGCGCTCAAGCCCTGGGATGAGATCATTTTTCCGCCGGAGACCGCGGATTTGCAGCGTTCCCGCGTGATTTTCCGCCGGACTTGGATGTCTGAGGTCGAATTGCGTGAAAAAATCACGACTGAAGGCTGGAATCCGGATTGGGTGGAGCGTGCGTTGCAGCAGTTGGGCAAATCCAGCTCCTACTACAACATCAACCTGCTCCCGACGACCACCATGATGGTTTACAACGGTGTAAACTACATGAACATGGTTGAAGTGGTGTACTGCTACACCAAGAGCCTCGACGGCAACGCTCCGGCCATCTACTACACCGTCATCTGCCCTCAGGCAGCCTCAAACCGGCTCTCAGACGGCGATTCTTGGGCCATTCATGAGCGTTTGGACTACGCCCATGGCGAGTATCCCTTCGTGGAGTTCCGTCGCGAGCAGATTCGCCGGGCGATCACCGATACCCGCGGGATCCCGGAGCTTGCCAGCACCGATCAGGACGAGATCAAGGCTCAGCACGACTCCATCCGGGACCACACGGCCTTCTCAACACTGCCTCCGATCAAGGTGGTCAAGCGCATCGGCGCCATCAACAAGATCGGCCCAGGCGTGTCCCTCCCGGTCACCAACCAGAACGACTACACGTTCATGGAGCCGCCAGCCCGTGAGCCCACCGTGGCGTTCAACCTCATCCAGCGTGTTGAGGCCCAGCATGCAGCCTACTTCGGCACCAACAACGGGAACGTGTCGCCCATGACCACCCAGTTCCTTCAGCAGGCGTTGGTCAACACATGGTTGCTCTCATGGCGCTCCGTGTTCCGGCAAATGTTCTCGCTGTGCTGCCAGTACATGGCGCCCGAGGAGATCCAACGAATCACCGGTGGCACACTGCCGCAGAACCTGTCTGAGATCCACAATGAGTTCGACATCAACGTCCGCTTCGACGTGATGAATTTGGACAAGGAGTACATCGCCCAGAAGGTGGACTTCCTGACCAAGATCAAGCAGATGGACACCGGTGGCGTGCTTAACGCCAACAGGATCACCGAGATGCTCATTCAGGCCATCGCTCCGGAGATGGCTTCCGAGCTCATCCTCAACCAAGAGCAGGCATCCCAGAAGATGTTCAAGGACGTACAGACTGACATCGGGATGATGCTGCTTGGAAACGAGGCGCTCTACCAAGAGAACGATCCCGCGGCGCAGACGAAACTTCAGTTTGCCCAGCAGGTTATGCAGAGTAACCCCAAGGCTCAGGCCGCGCTTCAGCAGGACCAAATCTTCCAGCAACTCTTCCAGAACTACGTTAAGAACTTGCAGATGAGCGTCATGCAGCAGCAGAACGCCCAGATCGGCAGGCTTGGCGTGACACCGATGCAACCGCAGCCCGGACAATGACACAGAAAGAACGCGCAGCTTACGGCTTTGCCGGCAAGAACCACATTTGGGATCAAATTATTGAAACGATCCAGCAAATGCAGGAACAAATGTGGATTCACGCAATCAGCAATAACGTAAAAGGAGAAGACCGTATTCACGCTTGCGGTCAGGCGGATGGCGTAAATTTGGTTTATTCCACGCTTTTAACACTTAGACAGGAAGCATTGAAATTAAATGGCTTGACTGAAGAAAAAGATTTGGCATAACGCCAATAACGGCCCTTCCAGCGTTACTGGATTGTAATTAAAGGCACTTGCGACCTTAACCGCATGAACGAACAAGAAATTGGATCACAGCCTGACGCCGGGAGTCAGGAGGCAGCAGAAAATCCCGTTGCTCAAAAACTCGGTTTAATGGACGAAAGGGACCTTAGCGATCTCTTAAAATCCAGCTTCCTTAACGAGGAGGAGGCAGCTCCGGCCACACAGGAGCAGGAACCGGAACAGGCAGTGGATTCCTCTGGCGAGGACGATCAGCTTGCGGACGACGATTCCGAACAGCACGACGGCAGTTCTTTGACACGGGGTGTCCAGAAGCGCATCAGCAAACTTGTTGCTGCGAAGAAGGCTGCCCAATCGGAATTGGAAGCACAGAAGGCGCAGTTGGCGCAGCTTCAGCAGGAATTGGAGTCCCTCAAGACTTCAGCGCCTGCAAAACAGCAGGCTCCCAGCGAATTTGCAGAACAACTCGACACACCTGAAAAGGTGCAGAGTGAATACGAAAAAGCTGTGGAGGTTTTGTTGTGGTGCGAGGAAAACCTTGATGGAGGCGTAATCACGTTGCCTGACGGCACGGAGCACGAGCTCTCTGACAAGGAAGTCCGAGCGATGAAGCGCACTGCTCTGAAGCGCAAGGAGGTCGAGCTTCCTGCAAGACTGAACTACCTGCAACAGCAGGCTCAGGCAGACTCGCAGACCTTGACTGACTTCCCTTGGTGGAACAAACGGGAAACTGAAGAGTACCAGGTTGCTCAACAGATTCTTCGTGACTTCCCTGAGGTTAAGCGCAGGCCGGACTGGAAGCACCTCACTGGGTTGGTTGTGTTGGGGGCCAAGACTTACGCCGAGATGAAGGCCAAGTCAAAAGCACCACAGCAGCCGATCAGAAGGGCGCCTGTACAGCCTGGAGTCACCAAGGCTCCTCCAGCCGCTTCCGGCAATTCCGATGCGTCAAAAGCAAAGCAGCAGTTCGCAAAAACTGGTGGCAGTCGTGATGGGCTAACTGACCTAGTCAAAGCAATGAACTTCGTTTAGTTCACGCAGTAAAACGCAGTAACTCACTCACTCTTATGGCTTCTCTAACTGAACCCAATCTCTCCGGCCGCGGTAAACGCGAAGACCTCATGGACATGATCGCCTTGGTGGACGCCAAGGACACGCCGTTCACGTCCATGGCCAAGAAGGGCTCCAAGCCCGGCAACATGTACTTCCGCTGGCAGTCTGACAGCTTGCCGACTCCTCAGGTTGGCGGCACGCCGGACGGTCTTGACGTGAACCTCACGACCGGCGTAAGCAACTACGTTGTTGGCTACCGCTCTGAGCTTTCCAACTACGCGCAGATCTACCGCCGCGCTGTCCGCGTGTCCAAGCTGACGCAGGACATCGCTGACGTGGCTGGTGTGCGTGATGAGCTGGCTGACAACGTCGCCAAGGCCATCACCGGGATCAAGCGTGACATGGAAGTCACGATGACCTCGAACCAGGTCTCCCAGCTTGACACCGGCGACCAGACCACTGCGTACCGCACCGCGGGGGCGCAGACCTGGATCAGCAACGCCGGCACCGGCACGCCTACTCCCGGCGACATTCCCTCCATCTTCCGCACTCCGACGACCTCGATCGTTGGGACCGGAACTGCGTTGGGAACGTCCCTGACGGACGCGGTTGTGCAGGGCCTGCTCAAGTCGATCTTCGACCAGACCGGTCACTACACCAGCTTCGACTGCATCGTCGGGACGGACCTCAAGCGTGCCTTCACCGGCCTGCTGGGGACGACTTCCCTGACGACCACGTCGACCGTTGGTGTGACTGGCGCCGGTGCAACCAAGGTGCAGACCTTCCAGCGTGACGCAGCCGCGGACACCTACATCCAGAGCTTGGATGTGTTCCAAGGCGATTTCGGCACGGTGCGCTTGCATCCGACGACCTTTATCGGCACTGTCGGTGGCAGTCCGTTCGTGTGGACGCCCACTCCCTTCAAGGGCTTGGTGCTCGACATGAACCTCCTCGAAGTCCGTTACGGTGGCAACGTCGCTCAGGTGACTCCGCTCACCGACAACGGCGGTGGCCCCGGCCGCCTCGTTGAGGCTGTTGCTGGTCTGGT